GCTGGTGGCGCATTAGGAGAGGGAGTAAGTGTTCTTGCTAATAAGATGGGTTCAAGTAAGCTTGGTAATTATGTATCAGGTATATTTGGTGATCAGGCAGACCAAGCATTTAAGGTATTAGAAAGAGTTGGTAGATTATCTGCTCGTGGATTTGGTGAGGTTCCTCAGGAAACAGCTGAAGAGCTTGCTAACATATACATGAACTCTTCTAACTTTGAAGAGATGATGTCTAAGGCATCTGAGTCTTTTGGTTCGTTTGATAAGATACAGCAGTTTGTAATATCTTCATTTATTCTTGGTTCAGCATTTGGCGCAGCTTCTACGTCATCTGCTAAGAAAGCATACGAAACTATGCCTGATGATAAAAGAAAACAAGTAGACCAAGTATTATCTCAGTTAAAGTCTGACATGAATAAAGGTCAGCAGGCTGCAAATAACTATGCTGAAACAATGACTCAGCGTGAGGATGTTAAAGAAAAAATCGATAAAGATGATAAAGAAAACAAGCCAGGGGTATCAGGTGAAGAGCGAGTCGGGGAAAAACCTGTCGAAGAGCAACCTGTCACTGAAGGCAGCAAAGAAACGCCTAGCCCTAGTGGAGTGGTTCAAGAAGAACAAGTCCAAGTTGAAGAAGTAACACCTGAGGAAAAAATTGTTGCTGAGACAAATGTTCCTTTAGAGCCGTCTGAATCTGATATGTTTAATGACCTACAATCTATAAGTGAGATTAAAAATCCTGCTGATAAGCGTAGAGCTATTGATGAATTTAATGCTAAGTATGACGGTCAGTATAAAAGAATGTCAAAAATTGATACTAACTTTGATAGTATTGTAAGGAACCTGAAAAAGAATAACTTAATTAATATAGATTGCTAAAATGAAAAAGCTATTGACAAAAGAAGAAGTTGAGTTAATCAACTCTTTAGGACATGAAGAACTTAAGGCAAGCCAAACATATCTTCATTTATCTAACTGTATGAAGACTATTGGTTTCTTTGGGGCTGAGAAATTCTTCATGAATGAGTCTAATAGTGAGCGTGAGCATTTTAACGGCTTAGAAGCGTTCATGAATGATATGAATGAGCAGATTGAAGTTCGCACATTAGAGGCTATCAGCGTTGAAGCTGAGGAACTAATGGAGGCATTCGAGGTTGCTATGGAAATGGAGATGGACCTTCTTGCTAAGTATGAAGCTGCTTGGGATAAATGTAGCCCTAAAATGAAACCTCTTATCCACCACTACATTGAGAAACAAGTAGAAAGCGTTGGAGAGTACGGTGATTTAATTGCTCGTCTAAGCAGAACTAATGAACCTATTTTCATTGATCAAGAACTAGGAAAATAACATGGCTAAAGACCCTTGTAAATACCAATTACCTGGATCAGACGTATGGATGTCTGAATTAGAATTCAAGAAAGCTTTGGTTGACGGACTGCTCGACCAATTGGTTATGGATTCAGGCGTATCTATTCCTTCGTTAAAGGGGTTTTCACCTGAGCCAAAGCGTGCTGAATCATTTAAGTTACGTGGTGCTAGAGGTGCTAAGATGACTGAAGATGCTGGCTTAAAATCAAGTGGATTTGATCCTAATGATAATTTATTTTCTAAACCTGATTTGGCTAAAAATACCAATTTTGGATGGAGGACAATGGGTACTGATGAATTCAACTCATTGGCATCTGGAGAAAAGAAATACGAAGGAGGCGCTCCAGAAGGTGGCAATTGGATATCAGGTGTTCCTGAATCTTCTGCTAAGTTTGGTGGAGAGGGTAAAGTTATGGTTGAGTTTGGAGGCATTGATATTAAAGGTGGAGAAAATATGTCTGCCGGATCTACTGCTGATAGAAACAACGTAACGAAAGTTTGGAAATACAATTCTGATACAAAACAATTTGAAGAAGCTCCTGAGCTATTAGATGCTATTAAAAATGGCTCTAAATTAGAAGCGCCTTCAGAAAAAACTAATGATGATAAGATTTCAGAATTACAAAACCAAATAGACGAAATCTTTGATAAAAGCATTCCTGCGCTAGAAGAAAAGCTGAAAAAGACAAAAGATGAATATGGTCTTTTTGCTGATGGATATAGCTTAGAGGCTATAAACAAACAAAGAGAACTTTATAAATCAAATGATGTTGATATCGATGAGTTGTTAACTGATGAGCAAAAATCTATCATTGGTGAGATGCAATCTCTTCAAGATAAGTCTGATGAATTAGAAGATAGAATATCAGATTTAGATGAGGAAGAAGTTACTACTAAATCATACGAAGACCTAGCTAATAAGATTAGAAACATTAAGATTGACACTAGAGGTACGGCTATGTCCTCTTTGCCTGGATTGGTTGAAGCATGGAACTTAGCAGTTGAGGCTGCCGCTAAAGCTGTTGAGGTTGCTGGCGCTACAGCTGATGCTTTACAAAAAGGTATTGCTGCCGCAGAAAAAGCATTCAAGGAATCTGATTTCTACAAATCTCTTAAAGACAGAGATGAGAGATTGAGATACATGAATGATTTAAGAAACGGCATTCAACAGACCTTAGAAGAAAAGAAACCTACTGGAAAACAAAAGAAGGCAGGTAAGGAATTCAAGGAGAAAGTAGAAAGAGCTACAAGCGTAACTCGTGATGATAAAGTCATCTTAATGAAAGAGATGGACCTTTTAAAACGTGAATTAAGAATACGTCAGGGATCATCTAAACAAGCGGCAAAAGTACTTCAAGAAATGAAAGAAGCCGTAAAGAATTTTGTTAAAACAGCCCTTCCTAAAGAACAGTATTCTAAAACTGAGATTAATTCATTAATGAATGCTATATACAAAGCTAAAGATGAAAAGAGTTTAGAAAAGGCTATACTTAAAGTATATGATTTAATTGATAAAAAGAACGAGCAAACAAGAAAGAAAAAAGTATCTGATATCAAGAAAAAGATTAAGGATAAAAGAACCCTATATACCAAAGTAAACGGCAAATGGAAAGGTAAAGTTTCTGTTGATTCTCAAAATGAATTCAATGAGTTTATAGGTCAATTGTCTGACTTAGATTCAATGTCAATGGAGGAGCTTGTTGAAGTTGAAGAAATTATCAATGGCATTGTCGAAAATGGTAAAGCTGACTTTAATAGACTTAAGGCTATTCAGGAGGACAGAAAGATGCGTGATGCTGCTGATATGCTAGAGGAACTAGCAGGTGAACCTGATGCTATACTATCTGACAATGAAGCCGTAGAAAATTTCTTAGATCAAGCAGAAGGTGGATACGTGATTATTGACGGTAAAATGTACAATAAGAGTTCGTATGCTAAAAGCCCTTACAAAAACAAAGTAAATCCTGAACCTATTGATGGTCCTGTTAAAGGATACAAGGCTAAGAACTTACCTGAAATAAAAAGAATCCTTGATCAAAAGGGGACACCTTTATCAAAGTTAAGATACAATCTTAAAAGATCTGTTGTATTAGATAATATGTATGGATACCTACAAAAAATAGGTAAAGATGCACCTAAAATAACTGAGTTTATAAATAAAAATATCATTGAGCCCGTACAAGATTATTTTATTGACTCTCAAGTTGCATTTAAAAATAGGATGGATTCTTACAGAAAAGGTCTTAAGGATATATTTGGAAGCGAGAAAGCAGCAAGAAACAGATTAAATGAAAAATCACCTGTAAATCCACTAAGAGAAAGTAGAAAGCAAGGAGTTGATGTAAATAATTCTATGCTTGTTTCTATGTACAATGTATCTCGTACAGAAAATGGCATGGAGAGATTAGAGAAGTCAGGTGTTGATGCTCAAGATTTAGTTGACTACATAGAGTCAAATGAAGACCTTCTTGATTATGCTAATTTCTTAGTGGACCAATATAATGAGATGAGAGCAGAATATGAGCCTACTTATATTTCTGTTACAGGAATGCCATTCCCTGAAGGTTATTATTACCCTACTTATTCAGAGGCAAATTTTGACGATGACACATTATCTATTTCGGACATAATAGATGATCAAGGTAATTTTGGCGCGTTAAATGCTATGGCAAATAACCTTAAGCGAAGAACTGATAAAACAGGAGAATTGAATACTTCACTTGGAGCAGAAGAGGTATTCATTGATTATGTTAAAAACATGGAAAGAGCTAAGGCTTTGATTCCTGTTGCTAGAGCTGCAAATCAATTATTTGCTCAACAAAATAGACCTTACTTAGTAGAGAAAATTAATGCTGAAGAATTAGCTGATTTACAAAAGCAATTAGCTGTTATATTTACTGGCAAAAGACCACCTAAAGTATATGGTGAACAAGCTACAAATGCTTTTATGAACCTTACGGTAATAGGGACATTAGGATTTAAGTTAAAATCAATACCTACTCAGTTAGCTTCATTTGTAAACTTTTGGGGTCAAGGAATTGAAGACGGTATTAACCCACTTAAAGTTATTTCATCTTTTCCATCTAATGCAGTTGAAAGGCAGTTTTTAACAGAAGTTGCATCTAGTCCATATCTAAAAGAAAGAAGACAAGGTACATCTTTGGATTTGGAAGTTAAAAGGATATTAAACACAAAAAATAAAACTGCTTTTGAAAGACAACTTAAAAAAGTATATGAATCTGGTATGAAGCTTCCAGGTTTTGCTGATTACTTATCTAATATTTCACCATTAGGTGGAGGTGGTTCATATGCTATTGCTCAATTGAGAAATGAACTAGCTAAAGGACTTTCATTAGAAGAAGCAAAAAGAAATGCTTTTAGAAAATATGTTAAGGCGGTAGAGGAAACTCAACAACCATCTACAGAAGACTACACTTCATCTTTTCAAAGATCTACCTTTGGACGTATGCTTAGCACATACAAAACATCACAAATTGGTTTTGCTAGAAAAATAGTAAAAGGATTTAGAACGCTTGGTGATTCAAATGCTACAGATAAACAAAAAGTTCAGGCTTATTATGAAATAATATACTACAGTTTATTTAGTTCTGTTTTATTTAGCTTGATATCAAATGCAGGTGGTAGAGTTTTATTTGGTCCTGAAGGAGATGATGAAGAATTCAACGAAGAAGCTAGAGTAATTTATGATTTAGTTATGGATCAAATGCAATCTGTAGCTCAAGGTTTTGGTACGCCAGGATTTGTATTGGATCAAGCTATTAATCATGCTAGACAGGATGATTGGAAAAACAATGTTCCATTAATTGATTTCTTGTTGAATATTTCTGAAGCAGGTTCAAGTGTATTTAACAGATATGTAAATGATGAGCTTTATCAGTATGAAAGTGATGGCGAAATATTTGATGCTAAAATATCTCCTGAAGAACGATTAAGATTCCTTGAGGAAATGGGTCTTGCTGCTGAAGGCGGTGATGGATACTTAGAAAAAGTAGAGCAAATGTATCGTGATGCTTCTGTGTGGAGAAGAATGAGCGAGAAAGAAAGAAATCAATTGCTTAAAACAGCTCAAGTTAAAAACATAGTTAAACAGGCTGAAGATTTCTATGAATACTCTAAAGGAAATAAATCGTTTATGGATGCATTCATGGGATACGAAGAAGATTACTTTAAGTCAGCAAAATCTAGAAACAAAACTGACTATATATTTAAGTTCTTTGTTGGTGAGGATTACATTCCTAATAAAAAAGAAAGAAACAAATCACCTGAATATATTGGAGAAGAAATGGAGCCTAGAGAAATAAAAGAGAACGAAATACCAGAATCGGAAATCAATAACTAGCTCTAAAATAAGTACAAGTAAATAAAACTTAAATTTGTAACAATAACAAAAAATGGCAACACCTATTAACAATCCATTCAAAGCTTCGTTACTCGTTGACGGATGTAGTTCATTAGAGGTATCTTGCGACTGCAAAAAGATTACTTTCAAGGACACATCTAACTATACGACTAACGATTTGCCTGGTCATGAATCAGCTGACTTTACTAGCCGTACTATTACGATAACTCGTGGTGACGGTAGTTCGTACATCATGGCTACGTCTGATATTGCTAATAGGGATTTCACCATACCTCCTCACAATATTTCTAACAACACGTTTTCGTATTCATTTACGAACACTGATGAGGATGGTCTATGGAAAGTTGAATTATGTACTTATCCTAATTGGCAAAATGATGTATTCTATCAAGCGTTCCTTAAGCCGATTGTGCTCCGCAATGGTGTCCTTTATCAGGCTGTTGGTTCTTCTACCGCTGTCGATCCTGCTCTTGATACGAACCACACTTATTGGTCTGTCTATACTGATACTAGCGATTGCAGCGACACTCGTTACTGTACTTCGCAAACGATTGTAATTACCTGCATCTCTATTGAAAACTGCTACCGTAAGGCTGTTGCCGATGCGTTCTGTGGTATGCAAAGTAACCCTTGTAAAGATATGTGTGACAACAAATCATTTATGAAGGCTATGAAGATGAGAATTACTTTAGATGGATTAGAATTCGCTGCTTGTGCTTTTGACTGGGTTAACGCTCAGAAGCATATGGATATACTTAAATCACTTTGTTGCTGTAACTAATGTCTTGTAACTGTAATCACACTCCCAACTGCACTGAGGTATCTACTTGCCTATGTGGAGTCGTAATGGATATTTACGACAGCGGATTTTTTGTTGAATCTGTTGTATTTAATACGTATTCAGACGGAAATAGTACGTTTTTTGAAACTACTCAGGAGACGGTATTTAATCCTCCTATAGCATCTCCGTTACAAATGATTTACAATAATGTCGATGATCAATGGGAGATTTACTTTGCTGGTCCAAGTGGAAATATTGGATTTGGCGCTTACGTAACTACTTCTATTTGTCCTACTACAGACTGCGGTTGGGTATTAGATGAATTTGTTGTTGCACCGACATACTCAATAAAAGTTAGATCTAATAATTGCGGATGTTGTGATGAGTCATTAAATATTGAATTGACTTATTTAGGAGATGATTATTCTGCTACTGCTGAAATTGTAAAGGATGAAAATGGAAATACATTAGCATCGAATGGATATAATTATTATACGTTTACAATATATGTAGACGATGAGCCAATGATTTTCTTTGTAAACTACAATGGAAACTATTGGACTGTAAATGAAGGATCAATTGATGGGACTAGCTATACTAAATTAAATAGTGACAATGATTGTCCATTTGGACCGTATAAAGTTGACCTTGAATTCACTAGATTCTCTGTAACAGGGGCTGAGTGTTTTGATTGCTGTAATTATTATACGCCAAGATTTAGTAATTTTATCAAGAAAAAGAAATATCAGTTAGTTGACGGTATTTCTGCTATTCGTAGTAAAGAGCTGTTTGGCTTTAAATGCGGACCTGAATGGACTGATCTAGCGAAGCAACACTTGATACTGAATGTATTGCATTGTTTGCCTTATGGTGTTTTATGCGAAGAGACCGAGCAATGCTTAATGAATAATTTGAATGAAAACTGTAACTGTTAAGATATGAGCTGTACTAACTGCGGAAGCAAAAGCTGTTCTTGTTCTGATAACTGTCCTAATAAGACATCAGACATCACGGTATTTGATGGACAACTAAATGTATTGGAGGTTCCTTGTGGGGCTTCCTTAAACGATATTCTAGCCTTGCTTGAGGCATACACCACTAACATGGTAAATGAATTGGATAATATGGTTAGTGTTGTAATCACTACACCTAATCCAATTGGTCTTGCTGCCGGTACGTATTCTATTCAGCAGGTGATTAATGCTATCCTTACTGCATTGACTACACTTAGCCAAGTGTATGTTGATGTAACTAAGACAGGGGCAAATACATTGACTGCTACTCCATCGGGTGGTGTCGCTCCATATACTTATAAGTGGTTTGTTCAGGACTCTCGTGGAGATGTTAACATTTCAGGTTCATCAACAGGATCTTCGGTTTTATTGAATGGTACTAACCCTGACATCAGTGATGCACTTATTAAAGTTCGTATTACTGACGCTAACGGAAGACAATCGAACGACTGCTATTATTTACGAATTACTATTTAAAAAAATAAAAAATGTATACTATTGATGTCATAAATAATCAACTCAAATTAACTTACTCTAATCTTGTAGAGTATTATGAGTTTCCTACTTTTAAAAGCATATCTTCTGGTTTTGACACTGTAAAAGGAAATTACTATGTTTCAATTAACTTTATTGCTAACGATAAGAACAACTCTCTTCGTTTATATTTAGTTGACATTAGTAATCAACCTTCTTGGACTGATACATCTATTGGCGCTCAAAATGCGGTAGAACAGATATCAGTATGGGCAAATATAACCATTAAGGTTTCTCTTCCATTTGCTTCAAAAGCACCTAGAATTATTCGATCAAGTGGAGCTGCATTAACTGCTATTTCGAACTCAGTATTTTCAATTTCATTTGCTAGTACAGGAACTGCTAATGCTACAATTGTAGTAGCAGGAACATCAATAGTACTTAAACCAGGTGAAACCGTATCTTATGATGCAAGAAACGAGAATATATTCTTATCAGGTAATTTTTCTTACGATACTAGCGTTGCTGGATCTGAATTACTGATTGCTTATGTAATTTAATTTATGGGCACTGATATTAATTTTAATAAAAGCTTAGGTAGAACTTATGGCACGTACATAGGACTTCCTGCTTTTGACCCAGCTGCTCAAGCATACTTTACTGCAACGGGCATCACTGGAGTAACGCAGCAAACTGCAATCAATAATCTTATAAAAGGCCTAAAATCTGATGGCATTTGGTCAAAGATGAAGGCAGTTTATCCGTTTGTTACTGACAATAGGAACCGATTGAGTTATACGGAGGATTTCACGAATAATTTTTGGACTAAAAATGCTATTTCAATAACTGCAAATACAACGACTGCTCCTGACGGAACAACCACCGCTGATACTTTATCTGATGGATTGACAAACAATGCTCACTACATTAATACACCTGTGTCATTAGGTATTAATGGGAATAATACTTTATCAATTTACGCTAAAGCAAATACGCTCAATTTTTTATGGATTTATTTTTATAATGGAGTAGAGCCTGCTGGTCCAGCTGCTTGGTTTAATTTGTCAAATGGAACCATAGGAACTGTTTATAGTGGAATAACTGCAAACATTGAAAATGCAGGTAACGGATGGTATAGATGTAGCATAACAAGAAATTTTAATTTTACTGCTTCTTTTTCCAATTGTGGATTTGGTGTTTCGAACGCTGACAATGTAGTTTCATATCTTGGTACGAATAAATCACTTTTTGTATGGGGTCCGCAGTTAGATGCAGGCTTAACTCCTACAACCTACCAACCAATCGCAACAACACAACAAGCATTCATCGCATCACAATTCAAATTCAATCTTAAAGACCCAAGAGATTTGGACGCTGCTTTCAGATTAGTTTTCAACGGAGGTTGGACGCATTCAAGTAATGGAGCTTTGCCTAATGGAACTAATGGTTATGCAGATACGAAGTTGATTCCAAACACTAACTTAACTTTAAACAGTTGTAGTTTCTCCGTTTATTCGAGGAATAACTTTACACCTGCTGCCAATCAATCGTATGGTGTATACAGCAGCGGAACTGCATTGCCTTTAATAGGAGGTACGTTTTTTGTAGATAAAAGTGTAAGTGGGTTAACTTATTCATATTTACCGCCTGATGTGTTATTAAGTTCAACAGGTCAAAATTTAGCTGCTATGTTTTTGACAACAAGAACATCAGCATCTAATGCTAAATTGTTTAGAAACACAACTCAATTAGCGGCTGTAACAACTCAAGGTCAAACTTCTCAACCAATAACTTCATTCTTATTTGGCGCATTCAGAAATCAAGGAGGTGTCCAAGATTACAATTCATTTCAATATGCATTTGCTCACATTGCAGACGGCCTAACCGACACCGAAGCATCTAACCTATACACACGAGTACAAACGTTCAATCAAGCACTGGGCCGTCAGGTTGGTGTGCCTATCGTTTCTGATGCCGATGCTCAAGCGTTCTTGAATTCAGCTGAAATCACTGACTTAACTCAAGCCAATGCAATCAACACGCTCGTCACTGATTTAAAAGCTCAAGGCTTATGGACTAAAATGAAGGCCATCTATCCGTTCGTTGGTGGTACGGCATCAACTCACAAATGGAACTTGAAAGACCCGAGAGACCTTGACGCTGCGTATCGCTTGGTGTTTAATGGTGGGTGGACACATAGCTCAAATGGAGCAACACCGAATGGGACGAATGGGTATGCGGATACGAAGTTAGTACCTAATAGTGCATTAACTTTAAATAATGCTCATTTATCGTTTTATTCAAGAACAAATAATACAACAGGAATTGATGACTTATCAACAGTTATAGTTGGAGATACCCAAAATATGCGTGTTCTTATTAATTCAGCCGGTTCATTTATTACCGAAATAAATTCTGTAAATCAGCGTGTAACTATTGCAAATGCTAACTCGCTTGGTTTTTATCAAGTATCAAGAACAAGTGCAACTTCATTAAATATTTATAAAAATGCCATAACTTTTGGAAATAATACAAATACAAATACAGGTACACAACCAATAACATCTATGTATTTAGGTGCTGCAAATAGACTTGGGTCGGCTATTAACTATTCAAACAGAGAATGTGCTTTCGCATCACTAGGTGACGGACTTACAAACACCGAAGCCGCAGCACTTTACACAGCAGTACAAACATATCAAACAACTTTAAATCGTCAAGTATAATGAAATTAGCAGATATAACAACAGAAGATATCACCACCTTGGTCGGACTATTGACTGAGGTGCAAAAAGACGAATTAGTCGGAGTTTACTACTCCGATGATTCTATCTACAACCCTATTCAGGACATCGACAACAATTGGGTCATCTCAGTAGAGGAGATGCTTTACACGACCAATCCTGATACGTTGTGGGTGAAAGACCTTGAGCTGATTGAGTACAAACCGAAACCATCACCAAGCCCTTTCTAAATGGCATACAAGCCTAAATCTAAGCGTACTAATTCACCAGTGGGGCCGCAGGGAAAGAAAGTCCTTGACGGCCTTACTGCTAATAAGAACATTGATGATATCAGGGCTTTAGCTAAATTACTTAACGGACATACATCTGATATTAGCAATATAAATACACACCTATCATCTGTAGATCTTAGCATACTAGACTTAGATAATACTAAGCAAGACAAAATAAAGCTCACTACGAATGGATTTTTTGGGCCATCTACGTTCGTTAACAACGTACTTAATATACCCGACTACTCTTCTGGTCCTGATGGTTTATTTGCGCAGACTAGCGACAGTATTCCAATTACAGCTACTACTACCGAAGGCACACTAATAGATGGTGGAGTAGGCGTACTAACAGTGCCTGCTAACTCATTTAAAGCGGGAGATAGCTTCGTGTGTATGTTAAGCGGTATCATATCGTCAGTAAACAATGAAACACTTAGAATTAAAGTAAAGTCTGGATCAGTAATATTAGGTGATTCAGGACTTGTTACACTTCCTGCTACCACAAATAAGCATTGGGACTTAGATATTCATTTTACCATTAGAAGAACAGGTGTGGCAGGTACAGCTCAAATAATGACATCTGGTGCATTAACTTATTCCAAAAACTCATCAAATGCATTTGAAGGAATAGACTTTAGCTCACTAAACAATACTACCTTTAATACAACTGTACCTAATACATTGGATATAACTGTTCAATGGGGGAGTAATAATGCAGGAAACAGTATTTATACACAAACTTTCGTCTTACATAAAACCTATTAAATGAAGTACTTAATTCCATTAGTTTTTTTAATTGTAGCCTGTAGTCCTAAAGACAGATTTACACGCTTAATTGAGAAGCATCCTGAACTATTAACCGTTGATAGTGTAACAATCCACGACACTGTTCGTGTGGTTGTACCTGAGGTTCATGTAGATACCTTTGTTAAAGTAGAAGCTTTACTAGACACCGTCTATTTAGAGAAAGAACAGCTTAAGGTTAAAGTATGGATGAAGGGAGACCAGGTATTCATTGAAGGGAAGTGTGATACGGTATACGTAGATAAGATTATAGAGCGCAAGATACCTATTAAGTACTATGAGAAGACTCCGGAATGGAAGATGCTCTTAAATAACACTTTACCTTTTTTGATTATTTTTGCTATAGTTTATTTTGTTTACCGATTTATTAAAAGATAATGCAAGAGTTGATTCAGTTTGGAATGGTTACGGCCATAGCTATTATAGGATATTTTTTAAGAATGGTACACGCAGATGTACGTAAAAATACCGAAGATGCAGGAAAGCTCAAGGGAAAGATTGAGTTAGTCGAACAGGAATCAAGACTCAAATATCAGGCCATACAGGAGCAAACTCAACTTGAGATTAAAAACTTAGCTAGAAGCGTGGCTGAGTTATCTGACGCAGTAAAGCAACTAATAATTAATAGATAATGGATACAACTTCAACAGCACCTGACTTTGGTGTATTTAGTCAATTGGCTGACTACGGACCTATTGGATTGGCAGCACTAGCCCTTGGATATGTGGCTTGGGTATTTATTAAAAGATATTTAGACGAAACTAAAAAGTAATGTCATTCGGTCCTTTTGAAGTATTAACTCAGTATGGCGTGTTAGGATTTGCTGTCCTAGCGCTTGGTTATTTATGCTGGATGTTCCTCAATAGACTCATGAAAAGCGAGGATGATTTGAAGGCAAAGGTAAATGATCTTGAGGGAGAATACAGAGAAAAGCTTGAAGGTAAGCTAACAGAGACTACTGAGAGCTCTAAAAGCCTTAAGGAGATAGTTCTTATGTTCCTGAGTAAGAAATGAAAAAGAAGCTACTTATTGTTGGTGGTCTATTTATTACCCTTGTGGTAATACAAGTATTCTCAAGCGGACACGGACACGTAGTTGTAGTTGAGGATAATATACAGCTAACCGGAGAGAATAAGAAGCTCACAACAGCAAATAAAAAATTAACAACAAGTGTTAATAAATTAGAAGCTGAAAAGGAAGAGTTAATAGAAGACAAAGCTAGTCTTGAAAATATGGTTTCTGAGGTCATTGGTGATTTGGATAGCACCAAGTCTGTGGTTAAAGACATCAAAAATGAATTGAAAAATGAAAAGGATATTGTTCGTAAGCAGTCTAGTGGTAAGCAGTTTGAGTTTCAGCCAATCACGCTACCCACTTCAGACGGTAATTGATGGTGACTCTGTTGTCATCCTTACTAAGGCACAGGCTGACACGATAAATGAAATATTCGAAAATCAAAAGGCTAAGATTTTAAAATTTAAGTCCGAGGTAAAGACCAAGGATTCAATCATATCAGTTAGAGATACAGTGCTTATGTTTTACACATCTAAGTACACTGAGTATAGAACTATTATTGAAACTCAGATTGTACGTGAGGATAAGCTTGACACCATTAGAGGATGGTTGATTGACAGGGCAAAGGAGAACTCATGGCTTTACTACTCTTATTTAAACAATGAGGTAGTAGCTGTAGACCTCTCTGACTACGTTGTAAGGAAGGATGACTATACAGGTGATATAATTTTCTATAAGAGGGGAGAAGATTGCCCTAATGACGATAAACAGAAAGAACCGCCTATTGGTTGGCACACAGACATTGTAAAACCAAAAAGACCTAAATTAAATATTTTTAAATTATGAAAAAGTTTTTCAGAGAGTTGATCTCAGACGATAATCAAATTAACGAGCAAGCCTTTGTAGGTGTTGTATCGTTTTTTGCTATGGTATTTGTACTAATGACAGATGTAATTACAGGCGTAATTGGTAATGAACTAATCATTAAAGAATTTATCTTTGATGGATTTATGTTATTAACTTTGGGAGCATTCGGTATTACTACTGCCGGACGTATCATGAAACTCAAAAATAAAGATAAAAATGAAAATAACTAAGACAGGTACAGCAGGCATTGATCTTATCAAGGTATTTGAAGGATTTAGATCAGCGCCATACAAATGTCCAGCAGGTATTCCTACCATTGGATACGGAGCTACATTCTACCCTAACGGCAAGAAGGTAACTATGACTGATAAAGCTATAACTGAAGCTGAGGCTGTAGATTTGCTTAAGCATATGCTCGTTAGCTTTGAGAAGTATGTTGACAGCTATTGTAGAGATGATATCAATCAAAATCAATTTGATGCGTTGGTGTCGTTTGCTTACAACCTAGGTCCTGCTAACTTAAAAGCCTCTACTCTATTGAAGAAAGTGAATGCTAATCCAGAAGATGAGTCTATTAAATTAGAGTTCATGAAGTGGGTTAAAGCAGGTGGGAAGACATTAAAGGGCCTTGTCAGAAGAAGAGAGGCTGAGTCAGTATTATATTTTAAAAAATAAAAAATGCAACTAAGTAAAAATTTATCACTCGCAGAAGTAACACGTAGCGAAACTGCAAAACGTAAAGGCATTAGCAATATGCCAACACCTGAACACATTGAGAACTTTAAATTATTGGCTGAGAAAGTATTTCAACCTATCCGTGAGCATTTCGGTGTTCCTATACACATTTCATCTGGGTACAGAAGCAAAGCTTTGAATACTGCTGTAGGGGGAAGTTTGTCTAGTCAACATTGCAGTGGTAAAGCGATTGATATTGACATGGATGGCACATCAGTAACTAATGCTCAAATTTTCAACTTCATTAAGGACAACTTAGAGTTTGATCAAATGATTTGGGAATTTGGAACTGACACTAATCCTGATTGGGTTCACGTATCTTATGAGTCTACAGGTAAACAACGTAAGCAAATTCTTAAAGCTAAACGTGTAGGCGGTAAAACCACTTATGTACCTTATAAATAATTAAAGATGAGAAATCGACTAGCCGGAACTAAGAGAGGTAAATCTGCTACTGCAAAGTACTATCAGAACAATCCTGAAGCTCGCGAGAAGAAGAAAGAGTATGATACTGAGTACCATTCTACTCCGGCTAGAAAAAAATACCGTTCAGTACTACAGGCGATCAATCGCAAGAATGGAACGCATGGGAATGGAGATGGCAAAGATGTAGCCCATACATCTAGAACTAAAACTACAAGTCAGTCACAATCTAAGAATCGTGCTGACAAAAAACGTAAATTCTTTAAGTAATGGCAAAGCAGATTAACACTGGCACAAAGCTTGAGACCCCTAAAAAGAAAAGACCTGGCGTTCATGCAAAGGCCAAGTCTTCAAAGATTAAGGGTTCTAAGAACTATGTTAAGCGAAACGTAGGTCAAGGTTAGGTAACTTGTACCTTAAAAGTAACCTTCACATTGTGGAAGGCTTCATTAACTTTCTTTAGGGCGAGTAATCCGTGTGGACCTCGTCCTTCTTCTACTGACAGGAGAACATTTTCTTTTAATCCTATCTTCTTAGCGAATGGTTCAGCGTGTAGTTTAAAGTGCTGCACTCTGAGTATTTCTATGATCTCTCCGAGATCTTCTGATGTTAAGTCTAATTCGTATTCTGTCATGCTTCTAAATTTAGTCCATCATCACTAATTAATTGTCTAAGTCTTGTTCGACAGTAGTCTGCCATTTCAATCTCTGCATCAGTAGCCTCTCGGCTACCAATGTATCCGTGCTTGACTATTCCTCGTAGGTCTTGGTCTAGCTCCCAAACTATAAGTCTCCATTTAAAACCGTTGATGGCATCTCTAAGCTCCTGCTCGTCATCAAACTCTAGTATTGCTTTCATGAATTAAAATTTATTATTTATGTTGTATATAACAATAATCAAAACCATTATCATCTCCTGAATAAGGATTAACTCCTCCTCTATAAAGCGTATTTAATGGAGGTCCGTGTACAATTCTATTTCTATACTCTGTATATAATATGTGATTTGCAGCTGCCATGTCAACTGTTGTCTCTTTTATAGAATTTTTATCAATTAAATCTGACATCTTTCTGCAAAAAGAAAGCATATCATTATAGCTACCACCTAAGACGCCACAGTTTAAAACAGTATCATCTAAGTAATCTTTTGCATCAAGGTTTAACATATCGTATCTTTCCATCATCCAATAATTTTCTTTATTGATTGACATTTCATCACCTATATAAATTTTATCAGGCTGTATATAATCAAATGGATTCTTTAATATAATAACATCACTTACGTCCATAAAAAATACATTGTCTGCTTCTGTGTCACTTAGAAATTCTGAATAAAGTTTCCATCTAATATCTACCATATTCAATCCAGAAGAATTTACTTTTACAAATTTTATTTTGTTTGTAGTATATTCGTTGACGAAGTTATCTGAACAGTTATCATGAAGTATTATTAAAGATAAATCATGTTTAACTATAGATTCAAAAAACAATTCAATAATATTAAAATCATCTGTATCCCAGATATGATTTCTTTGTGGATCAATATCTTTTGTGAAGTAAGTTGTGATTATTATATTTTTCATGATACTTAATTCGATTTATTTCTACTTAGTATTGCTTTCATCTGTATAATTTTTTAATATTTCATAGTGAGACATATGACCACAGTTAGTACATTCAAGTTTATTACATGAATATTTATGTACTGACAATGACTCATGACCACATAGGTCACATTTAATAAGGGCACTTACCCATCCTGTTTCTTTTTCTTGCATAATTAAATTTTTATCGTATTTTTGCAGAGTCACTAATAAAATGTTGTCAATAATTTGGCAAAGCAAAGGCTGGTTATTTAATCGGCCTTTTTTATTTTTAAGTGTTTTTCACCAAATGTGTAATATATTATGCATTTAGTCGGAAAATAGCCGATTATGGATAAAATATTATGCATTTTTCACACTTCATATCTTTGGTTAGACCTTCAGATATAATCACTCCACAATCATGACACAGCGTTGCACCATTTCCATTGTTGTACTTATGGATCGGTTTGCCGTACTTCCTGATTAACTTAAAAGTCAACTTTATGTCAGTCCAATTAAGTGTAAAGTCATCATCATTTGTTTTAGGAAACCAAGCAAAGGTATACCCGTGGTTTGCATTGATCCAGTCTCTTTCTTTTACTATGTTTCCATTAACTGAGTGAAGGTATATCCAAGGCGCATTGCCGGCAAGTTTAATCTCGTATCCAATCTTCCTTAGCCTCTCTCTAAACTTTACTACCTCATTCATGTTTTTTATTTTAATGTATCTTTGTATCAACCCCACTTACAGAGAAGTTTGTAAGTCCCCCTCTATTCTCCGGTGTAGAGGGTTTTTATTTTACATCCCTTTATAGTTTATGTGGTAATTTTTACCCCTTATCTTAAACCATAATGTGTTATTAAAGTAACAATTATACGTTGTTTTGTTACTTATATAACAACTTGTAGCTCTAGTCAGACTCGAACTGACACTAGCCCCGGCATACACCGTATTAAATTAGGACCGTGTTACTTACACCATAGAGCTATGTGCCTTTTTCTCGGAAGGCTAACCTATCTCCCTACGATGAGAACCTCAGGCCATTGCTAGGCAGGCTACGATCCACACGTCTGTGGCATATTACATCAGAAGGGAAGATCATCATCTGCTTCAATAGGATTGCTCTTAGGAGCAGTTACCGGAGTTGTAGGCTGATGAAAATCATTATCCGCTTTTGCTTTTACAAACGTCTTGAAGATTGTACAAGAAATCTCCTTGATCTCTTTCTTCTCACCATCCTTGGTTGTCCAGGAATTAGTGTTGATGCTTCCTTCAACATAGATCTTATCACCTTTTTGAATTGAAGCTGCTCTATCAGCAAGGGCAGGGATAGCAAAGATGCAGCGATGCCACTCTGTTTTTTCTTCCCACTTATCACCCTTTTTGTAACCGTCAGACGTTGCCAATGACACCTGTACTAACTTCTTACCAGTCTCGAAGCTTTTCACTTCTACTTTACCTACATTTCCCAGTAGGCACACTTTGTTTAAACTACTCATAGCTTTAATAAATTAAATAAAAAATCTTTGACTTCTTTTTGGGAGTGTAGCCAAACCACATCAGCATTAGAGTCTTCTCTCACATAGAACTTTAGCATCTTGTATTTCAGTTTAGATGTCTCGGTAGCGAACCCTTTTGTGTCTATGTAAATTTCTTGTCCATCGTGATGGAGTACAAAATCTACAATCATAGTAATAGGTCGTATTGCTTTACCTCTGAATCTAAATCCTTCCTGCAAGAGTATTGTTCTTTGGAAGTCGAACTTTAGCCCCAAACTTTTAAATTGTTGGTAACAGAATAATTCCAGCTTGGAATCAAACTTTACACCATCCAACTCAATTTTTTTATTCCCGTACTTAGATGTTTTGGATTGGGTAATCTTTGCCATAAATATTGACTACTACTTCTCCGTAAACAGACTGTGGATACTTAATTTCAATCTTTTTCTTAAGATTGTTCTCAGCCTTGTTTAAAAGCCAATACAGGAACTTATCCCATAGAGTAAGGTGTTTACCTAACTTGCTCTCTATTCGATTGTTTAAGAGGTTCTTTTCTTCTTTGGCAATTGCTTCCATTACCTCAGCCGCATCCTTCATAACTTCACTGTTTTTATAAACGTTGAAGTCACGCTCAAGGATAGGTCTAAGCTTAGGCTCTAAGTATGTCTCAGGCTTTAGAATCTTACCATCCTTACGGAAGATTGGCTTACCATCAGGACCCATCTTGCTCATGTTAGATTTATGAACCTCATCAAATAACATCACCAATCGATCAGAGATACCATACTCATGAGCAGTTCCGTAGGTAATGTAAAGAATATCACAAATAGCATCTGCGACATCTAAAATGTTGTTTGCTTCACGTAGTTCCTTTACCTCTTCTTCGAGTAGAGACTGGCGAAGTCTTGCCCTGCGCTTAGAAAGCATCTTGGGTTGATCAGGCATACTCACTTTAAAAGCTTTCTGAAAATCAAGTACTTGCAAAATTTGACGTTCCATATTTATATTTTTATCAAAGTTAATTAAATTTTTGTTTTAGTGCAAGTCGTAGTCAAAATGGTAGCATATGTTCGAAAGAAACTTAATAGTATCATATGACTCTATGCTAAATATGACATCCTCAAAGTTACCACGATGTATATACTCATCGTATATCTTAGTAAACAATTTTGTTAACTGCTTACTTGTGGCGATACTACCGTCATGCATTAGTAGTGGTAAGTTCTTAAGCTTAAATACTCGTGTGTCGTATTCTTTTTTCTTGCCTCTTCTAGGTATCCTAGCCTTAACTGTGAGGTCAACGCAATATATCTTTGGTTGAGCCTTCTCTTCAAAAATGTCAAACATATCAGAATATATCAAAGTTATTATTAGGCTTTATCGCAGTCTGAACATAGTCATCTTCATCGTCTCTATCGTATGGATTCTTCCAAGCAGGAATGTTGGAGTCAAACGTAAGTTGTATGTCTTCCAATTCACCATCCCTGTGCTTGGCAATGATTGCATATCCATCATCAGCCATAGGATTGTTTTCTTTTTCCTCTGGAGCCATGTAATAACCATTACGATACAAGAACATTACAATGTCAGCATCCTGCTCTATATCTCCTGACTCCCTAAGGTCAGACAGCATAGGCTTCTTATCAGTTCTATGCTCTACAGCACGAGACAACTGAGCCAAAGCAACAACAGGTATCTTCAATTCGTTAGCCATATCCTTTAGCTTCCTTGACACATCACCAACCTCATTGGTCCTGTTCTGAGCGCCTGGAGATGATACCTTCTGAATGTAATCTATGACCACATAATCTAAGCCCTGAGAGTATTTCATCTTGTAAACAAGGGAAAGTATATCCGTGATGGTAAAAGAGCCTGCAACAATCTTTAAATTAGAATTAATGATACGTCTCTTAGACTTCTCATAACGCATGATGTCACGTGTCTCAAGTCTACCACGTTTGATATGATACCCCGGAACCCCACTATCAACAGAGATGATTCTCTTCATGACCTGAACCTCGTCCATCTCGCAGGAAATGAATAGGCCTTTGTAGTTGTTACGTATGGATGCGTGCTTCATCATACCTAGTGCGTACTGAGTCTTACCCATAGCTGGACGTGCCGCAATGATGATAAAGTTTGTAGGCTGCATACCTGAGGTGAGCACATCGAACCGTTTGTATCCAGTCTCTATGCCACTCACGCCATCCTTTGTAGATGCCTCGATCATTTTCTTATCAAGTTCTTGCAGTAGAAACTCATTGTCCATATCCTTACGTCTAAGCAACGATTTGAACTTATTGTCAGAGATGTGCGACTGAAGTACATTGATGACGTCCTGAGGGTCGTATGCATCCTTATTAGCCATTAACTCAACCTTCTTAGCTAAGTCTATGTGCTCGTGTCTTACATTCTCACCAATCAAGAAGTATACTGAACTTTCTAATTCATTTGTACCTGTTGATTTATAAGATGTAATTGCTGTAATTTCTAGAACGGCTTCACGCTTATGCATGGTGTTCTTTTTCATTATAGACTGACTCAATGACACTGCATTGATAGGTTCTTGCGATAAGTATAATTCGTATGCAGCTTCAAAAATGACTTTGTTGATTGGAGTAATGAACATATCACATGACACTTTTGACATGATATCATGGATTGTAGAAGGGTTCATAAGCATGGAGTATAACACTACTTGCTCTGAGCGTAGCTGCATATTATCCATATTACCTCCTTACATTAAACTTGGGCATAACAAATCCTTCTTTCTTTTGATCTTCCTTAGATACGTTGGTCCACTTATCAATCTGCTCAAGTCGAGAGAAATACTCTACGGTGCAGTACTTATGATTATTCTCTGTGTGGAAATCGTCATCTCTAGCATTCTCCATTGCAACCTTGATGTCATCTAAGCTGAAATGTTTAAGTATATCCTTGTACTTATTGACAACCTTCTTGGTCATCACACGAGACTTCTTTTGGAAAACCTCGTTAAAGATATTCAATATTTTAAGAACGTCATCACCTGAGGCAACGGATGTCATAGCATTAATATCTTTCTTAGCGGCATTAAGTATTGCCGTCTTTTCTTCTGAGAACGGCCCGAATATCCTATCGAGCTCATTCTCTAAATTCTTTAGTATCATGGTAGTTAATCTAAAAAGTCCTTAATGCATTCAATGTTTATCTCATATTTTCTAGATTTTTTACGGTGCTTTTCGTAGTGGTTAATTGTAGCATGGTCACATCCTATCAGTTCAGCAAGAGAAGTCATAGTATAATATGTATTTAGCCTATCTTGGTTTTTCTTCCACCACAATACAACGAAATGCTTTCTATCTGCATAGTCTTGTCTTCTGCTTTTATTCCGTATGTCATATGAACTAATAACCATTTCAAGTAGCCTATCATGTATGTTAGACCCTTTTAAATGACCGTTGTTCACTAACCAATCTTCCCAACTCATTTTTCGTAAGTCATTATAGATTTACCTAGATTATCGAAAAACTCAATGATGTGCTCCACACCTTTACCATCTACATCTTTCATGTTGATGATACTGTCGTATTGTTTCTCGATGTGTTCAATAACAACCTTAGTATGTAGGTCAATGAATACTGGATAGAATGTTGATTTGTGCTCATCCATCTGATCGATGTCATTTATTGCACTCTTCAACTTAGCGTAGAACAAAATCAATGATGTCTTATCTTCTCCT